CCGCCGCCGGTCTGCAGGAAATCCCCGACCCGGTCGTTCACGTCCTTCAGGATGTCGGCCAGCTTCTCCTGCTCGATGCCGACCGTCCGGGCCCCAGCTGACCAGCGTTGCAGCGCCTCGGGCGTCGCATTGGCGACCTGCGCGAACTGCCGGATCTGTGCGGCACTCTCGGCCGTGGACCGGACGATCAGGCCGAGCGAGGCAGTCGCCGCCGCAGCTGCAGCCCCGAGGGCGAGGCCCGCGCGACGCCCAAAGGCGGCCAGCCGGGTGTTCGCCAGTTCCATTTCGCGCGACAGGCGGCCGAGGCCCTTCGCCCCGGCCTCGCCGACGCCCTCCAGTTCGGCACGCACGCGACGTCCGCCCTCGGCCACGAGGCGGACGGAGACCTTCTTTTCAGCCATTCCGGCGTCCTTCCATCTGCTCGTTGAGTTTGCGCACCATCACTGCCTCGATCTCGGGCAGCAGCTCGGCGGTGATCAGGGGCGCAATGCCCAGCGCCTGCGCCAATGACAGCGCCGCGCCCATGTCCCATCCGATGACGGCCCCCGGCGCGACGCGCAGCTGGCCGCCGAGGCGCTGGGTCAGGTCCCAGACCTGCCAGCCCTCGACGGTTTGCGGCCGGTTCAGTCTTGCGGGGCAGTCGGGGCAGGGGCCTGCGCAGGCCGCGCAGTAGCCGTCGCCCCCGCCGAAGGACCAGTCGGCGAGGGCGCGGAGGCGTTTTTTTCCTGATCCAGCATCAGGCCGCGGGCGACATATTCCGCCTGGAAGGCTTCGAAGACCGGCCAGATGTCGAGAAGGGCGTCGATCCCGGCTGGGCTGACGGGTACGAGGTTGCCGTCATCGTCGCCGACGCCTTCCCATTCCAGGACCGCGCGGCGGGCGACAGCCTTGGCCATGGCCAGCGCCAAGTCCTCCTGGCTTGATGCCTCCGACAAATTGTCGATCAAGGGATCGGCGCGTGCCGAGACCATCAGCGCGGTGGTGAGAGGGGCCACCAGCACGCGAAGGCCGGGCAGCAGGTCCAGCCATTTGGGTCGGTTCGTGAGGTTCAGGCGGATCATGATCAGTATCCCGTGACGGTGTTGACGAGGACGGCGGTACACATGCGGGCGGGGCTGGTGGCGCGGGCCGCCTGCCAGTCGAAGGTCGCCTGGATGCCTTGGGGCCCGGGGATCTCGATCCGAGGGACGGGCAGGTAGACGGCATGGGCGGTGAAGGTGAAACTGGCATTCGCCCCGAGGCTGTAGGCGAACTCCAACTCGCAGGGCGTGCCGTCGATGGATTGGGTGACGAGGGCGCTATCGGCGAAGCGCACCTCGATCCGGCCGGTCAGTGCGGCCATGCCGGGATCGGCGCCTTCGATCTTGCCGTCGTTGCGGATGGTCTCGATCCGGTCGAGGCCGTTGGCATAGGTGATCTCGGCCGAGACGACGTTGCCCAGTGCCGTGCCATTGCGCTTCACCACCCCGTTGAAATGGCCGAAGCGCTGCAGGCCGAGCGCGGTCGGCGTGCCCGCGGCCGTGGTGGCAGCGATGGCCTCGCCCTGCGCGATCAGCCGGGCGGTAGCGGTCAGCAGCCCTGACCGGCTCATCTGCCACGAAAGCTGGTCTATGACGCAGCCCCCATACATCGCGAACCGCGGCACTTCGGGCATGGCGACTTCGATGGCCATGGAAGGCAGGGACCAGTTGCCCGACTGGAAAGTGTGGGTTTTTGGCGTGGTCCCCGTGGTGGTCGGGGCGCCGAAAGCCGCCTTCAGCCAGAAGCCGAAGGCCTCCACATCGATCGGCACGACCACCTCGCCATCGGCGGTGACGGCGTCCTTGATCGGGGCCAGGGGATCGCGGCCGTATCCGAGAAGCTCAGAATTCAGCAAGGGCTGTTCCGCACCCAGCGTGGTGCGGGCGAAGGGCATCAGCCGATAGCCGCTGGCGGGCGGGGTGCCGTAGACTGTCTCGAACGCAAGCGCCATCTGCGCCCGCGCGCCGTGTGCGCGTGCCATGGGGGTCTCCTATGTGGGGGTGTCAGGCCAGAGGGCCGGTCGTGGTGTAATGCAGGATGACGGTGATCACCGCCGCCTTCAGGGCCGCCGCGCCTTCGACCGGCAGGTCGACCGAGGCCGGGGCCTCGGGTTCGACCCAGTCGCAGAGGCCGCCCAGCGTCCGGTCAGCCTCCAGCGCCGTGCCGATGGCGGCGACCAGGTCGTCGAAGGCGCTGGCCCGGCCGGTGCCCGCCTGAACGACGATCTCCAGCTCGGCCCGGTGCTGGTAGTGATAGCGAAGCGGTGACAGCGTCACTTCCGGCTCGCCCGGCTGGCCGTCGCGCAGGATGATCAGCCCGGCCGCGGGGATCCGCTCGGGCAGCACCTCGTCACGCAGGGCGAGGGCGGCAAGCGGTTGCAGCCGCGCGTGCAGCGCGGCGAGGACGGTTTCGCGGGTGGTGGGCATCGCAAAGTTATCCTAACCCATAGTATATGCTACATAAAAACCAAATTGACTCATCTAGTCAATTTCACGTTGCGTGGCGGCCCGCGGAGCGGTAGAAGATGGCAATGGAAGTAGTATTCGCTGATGCCACACTTGCACTCATCGAGACCGATCAAGCCGGGACCACGCGTCTTTCGGTGGCAATCATCAAGTCTGCGCGGCGAAAGCTCACAGTGCTTCGTGCCGCACCAGATGAGAGGTCGCTGCGGAACTGGAAGAGTCTGCACTACGAGAAGCTTAGAGGGGGACGAGATGGTCAGCGGTCTGTGCGTCTGAACGACCAATTCAGACTGGTTTTCACCCTGGAAGAAGGGACCAAACCGCCGACGATCACGATATTGAGCATTGAGGACTATCACTGATGGCCAGTCTTGAAATCCTACCTTCGGAGCATCCTGGGGAGTTCATCGCCGAAGAACTTGAAGCGAGGGGCTGGTCGCAGGCTGATTTGGCATTCGTATTGGGATGGGATGTCAGCCAGTTGAATCGTCTTATCAAGGGTAAGACGGACGTTACGCCTGACTCCGCGAACATGCTGGGAGACGCTTTTGACATGCCTGCAGAATTCTTCATGAATCTGCAGAAACATTACGATTTGGGTCGGGCAAAGAAAGCGGATCCCGGCGTGCGGACGCGAGCATCCTGGGCTGCGGTTTTTCCGGTTCGCGAGATGATTAAGCGCGGTTGGATCGAAGATACAGAGAGCAGCCTGCTTGATGTGCAGATGGTGCGATTTTTTGGCAAGAGCCGTCGTGATGAGGTTCCGTTCGTCAGTGAAGCTCCAGTCATTGCTCACGCTGCTCGGAAAACCTCATATTCGGAGATTCTTCCGGGCCAGTATGTGTGGCTTCATCGTGTGCGAAGTGTTGCGCAAACAATCGATTGCCCGAAGTATTCTGAGGATGCCCTGCGCGGTGTTCTTTCAACTCTTCGGTCGCATTTTATCGATCCCGATGATCTGCCAAGAATTCCAACCTTGTTGAAGAAGTGCGGCGTAAGGCTGGTCCTAGTCGAACAGATCGCCGGATCGAAGATTGATGGCGTTTGCACTTGGCTCGATGATCAGCCGGTGATCGGTCTCACCAACCGGCTAGATCGGATCGATAACCTCTGCTTTGTTTTGCGCCATGAAATCGAGCACGTCCTTCGCGGCGATGGCCGCGAAGATACGTTCGCGCCAATTGACGATTTTGATGGAAATCTGGGTTCAGGCAACCCCGATCTGCCGGAATGCGAAAAGCTCGCGAATGCTGCGGCTGCTGATTTCTGCGTCGATCAGGCGATGTTGCAGTCCTTCATTCTTAGAAAGAGTCCCTACATTTCCGAAAAAGACGTCCGCGCATTTGCAGCACGGGCACAGATACATCCGGCGATCGTCATCGGGCAGATCCAGCACAAGACGAACCGCCACAACTGGTTGCGTAAGTATCAGACAAGCATTCGAGCTTTCCTGAAAGAGTGGGAAGCTGTCGACGGGTGGGACGAAGTCGCCCGCGTGGAACTTTGAGGAGGCCGAAACATGGCAAACTTCAGCGAGCAGGTTGTGAACCTTTGGGAAGAGTGGGTTGCTGAAACGGGCTACGAGTCGGCCGATCCGGGTGAGTTCGTCGACTGGGCTTTGTCCAACCGTCGGCTCGTACCGAACCCGGTCGATGTAAAGCAGATGCTACGACGGCAGGTGACCCAGTCTCTGCGTCAGGCAAAGCGTTGGGACGAAGACGGACGCTTCACGTATCGGGCATTTCAGTCGGCCACGCTGTTTGAGGGCGGAGAGGCCATCAAACACTACTTCGACACCGACACGGGTGGCTCACCATCGCTTCGCCAGAAGTCTGTCAAACAGAGGCGCGATGCGATTGCCAGCGATGTCTACAGGGCGGTGTGTGATGTCGATAGAATGAACAAAGTTCATCGCGATGACCCACAGCTGAACTTTTTCACCGATTTCACCGACGATGTTGCCGAACTGCGCATTGCCGAAAGCGTGGAACATGATGAGGACGATGCAGCGTAGCGGTAAGATTGGAAGCGCAGGCCGTTTACCGTGACGAGCCGATTGGCGTCCACCCCGCGACGATCCGCCCCGGCACGGTGTCGATGGCCCGTTCCGCATCCCGCACCAGATCCAGCCGCTTGCGCAGCTTGACCTGTGGCACGAGTAGGAAGATCGGCACCGTCGTCAGCCCGCGGCCAGACTTCGACCGCGATGCCACCGCGCGCCCTTTGCTGTTCAACCGTCCCTCCGCCACCAGCAGGCTCGGCCCCCGGCGCCGGTAGATGAATCGCAGGCGCAGCCCCGTACGGCGTTCCCATTCGCCTGGGGTGATCCGGCCGCCGCGGGTGGATTTGCCTGCGGCGGCGGTGGGAATCGCCAGCCAGAAGCCGCTCTGCGACCGGATCAGCGGCCCGGTGTCATGCGCGCCGACGATCACCGGGGCGTTGGACCAGACCAGCGCCGCGGCGTTCAGGCTCTCGCCGCCCTTGGGATAGGTAGCCAGCCGGATCGAGTTGCCGAGCCGTGTGCCAAGGCCCGCGCCGGTGATCTGGCTGCGCCAGGCGGATTTGAGGCCCGCGCCCGCCTCGCGCATGGCGGTGGTGACCGCCTTCTCGCCCGCAGCGATTTCCGCCTGCATCATCGCAACGATGTCAGGATCGATGGTGAGCTTCAGTTTCATCGGATCACGCCGGGCGCAGGTCCAGCGTCCAGATCAGCCGTTCCCGGTCGCGCAGGGGTTCTCCCTGGATGACATGGCTGTCGGCGCCGATGACGATTACGTCGCCCGGGCGCGGGGCGGGGAGGTCGGACACGCGCACATCGACCACCGTCGTGTCGCTGACGAACCGGCCAGCGCCGAAGTCGGTGACGCGGTCGGGCGCGCGGCGGATGATGCGGATGGGGCGTTCCTCGGAGGTGGTGGCAGAGATCCAGAGGGCCGGGGCCGCCATGTCAGCCTGGGTGAAGATGCGGTCCATGGCGGCGGCAAAGACGGACATGGGTAGTTCCGTCAGTTCGACGAGTGCAGGCGGATCGCCAGCCGCGGCCGCTTGTTGACCGGCAGGATCGAGGCCTCGGTCATCACGTCGATCCAGCGGCCTTTCTCGTCGAGATGCTGGCGGGCGTAGAGGGGCAGGCCGATGGTGTTGGCCGTTTCCAGCAGGTTCGCGGGGCCGCCATAGGTGGTGAAGGTGTCCATCGTGCCGAGCGGGAAAGCGATGCCCTCGTTCGCCGGGACCAGCCGTTCGGTGGTCTTGGTCGAGAGGGTGACCGTCCCTGCGTATTCCTCGAACAGGATCCCGCCGAAGGGGAAGTTGCGCCGCACATCCTCGCGCAGGGGCTGGGCGCCGGTCGAGGCGTAGAACTTGTAAGCCTCCTCGGTCTTCGGATGCGCGATCAGCTTGTCGAAGAACTCGCGGCTGACGAGGGCATGGACGGAGGTCATGGCCTCGCCGAGGAGATTGTCCTCGATGGCGCGCAGCACCTCACGGACCTTGCCCTGCACGTTCGTGCCCGCGGTGCCCAGCACGAAGTCCACCGAGATTTGCGCCAGGCCGAATTCGGTGAAGTAGTTGTAGAGGGTGGTCCCGGCTCCGTCCTTCACAATGCCGCGGAGCGCGTTAATCTCCATGTATTCGCGGGTCTGGGCGTGCCTGCGGCGCATGAGGAGCAGCTTGCGGTTCATCACCTCGACGAGCGGATCGGCGGCGTCGAAGGCGCCCAGCGCAGGTTGCCCCTGGATGTCGGCAGGCAGGACCACGTCGTCATGCGGGATCCACGGCAGGGCGAAGGATCGCATCGAGCGACCCTCGCGCGTGCCGACGGTGGCCGGGCCGCCGAGGGGGACGGAAGGCAGCAGGCTCAGGACGCCTTCGTATTGTTCGATGATGACCGAGCGCTGGCTGACGCCTTCGAAGCGGAAGAGGCCGATCTGGGCGAGGCGGGTGTAGAGGTTGGGCAGGATGTTGATGGCCTGCGTCATCTCGGCCAGCGAATAGCCGCCAGCGTCGAAGGGATTGCGGACGAG